TACAGAAGGCGCTCGCACAGGCTTTACAGTAACTAACGCAGCTACAGGAACCGCTGTAACAGGCGCTACAGCAGTTGCAAAGGTTGTTATTGGCTCAACACCAGGTGTTGGCGCAGACTACGCTTGGGCAGTCACAACAGCTGTAACAGGGGAACGTCTAAACGCGGCACTTGATAACCACGTAATTGCAGAAGCTGAATGGAATAACTACCCATCATTTACACCAGGCGCAGGTAACTACAAGGTTACAGCTGCCACAGGTAACGGAACAACTGTTACCTACACGTCACAGAATGATCTTGCTCCAGGGGACGTTGTAAACATTACAGGCCTAACAGCCTCAGCTTACAACCTATCAGCAGCAACAGTTGCTACAGCTAACGCGCTTAGCTTCACAATAACTGACGCAGCTAACGCTGGTGAAATTACAGGACAGTGGTACGGAAAAGTTGAATCAACAACAGCCCTTACAGCAGCTGATGGCGCTGGAATTGAGTACATCGTAGTACCTTCAGTACTTGGAGATACAACAGCAGTAGCCCTTGATAAGCTTAAGGATGCTGGTTACGAGACAGCTTCAATTACTACAGCTTCAGCAGCATCTAACGTCGGTAAAACTATTACAGCAGCAGCCCGTACAGCAGGTTCAGCAGTTATCTCACTTACTTGTGCAAGCCACGGCTTTGTTGCAGGTAACAAGGTAACAGTTTCTGACATCTCTGGTGGCGATGGCGTAAATGGTGCTTGGACAGTTCTTGCTGTTACAAGCGCAAACGTATTCACAGTAACTGGAACAGCCACAACAGTTCAGGCTCTAACAAGTCTTGCTGGTGTTGTTTCTGGTGTTGCTGGAACAATCAAGACTCAGTCAGTTGCAGCTGGAACAGCTTCAGTGCTTTCAACAGCTACAATCACAATCACACCGTTCGCAACAGCTTCATAATCTCAACACAAACAGAAAGCCCCCTGCGTATAGCAGGGGGCTTTTTGCTTTATATTTTTAGTTCTTTGGGAATTGTTTTAGAAAACTCTCATATCTAGCTCCATTTGTTTGATCTGGATATATTTTCCAGGAAGACCAATCTTTTCCACCGTTAGTCATATGAAACGCTATCTCAGCGTTTGTAACTGGGTCAAAGAGGTCTACGTTAGACTCTAGGTTGAACTTATCCCGTCGGGCGTTCCCTAGGGTTCCAATCATATTAATTTGAAAGACTCCGTATGAGTTGTCACCAGTGCCACTATTTCCGTTATGCGCTAATGGACGACCATTTGATTCTTTCATAGCAACTGCCCAAGCGGTCTTGAGAGCGTTTCCCTCAAAACCAACCGCTTTTAATAAATCCTTTAATTCTGCTTTGGTAAGAACCTTAGCTTCTTTAAATGAATCTAACGGGCTCACAACTGTAACTACTTCTTCTTGAACTACTGGCTCCGCCATTGCTGGTGGGCAGTTTCCCAAAAAGATAAAAACAGTTGCTACTACTGCTGTACGTTTTCTGATATTAAGCATTGCTGCTCCTCTCAGTAGGCAAAAGCCGCCTTGTGGGCGGCTTCGTCATGAACAACCATAACACAGGCGTTACAAAACGTGTCAAGACAAACTAAGGGTTAAATAATAAATTTAATTTAATATGACAAATCTAATAGTAAATGCGTATATTGTATACCTCGGGGTTTACTACGGATAACACTATCGCGCTTGTATCTAATGTCTACACGATTGGCAAAACATTGACAGTATCAGACTGGGCAGCGCTTATTTCAGTTATAGTGGCCGTAGGCGGAACCACAGCTATTGGGATTAAGTGGACGATTAAACATTATCTTGCAGAACTAAAACCTAATGGCGGGTCTTCTATGCACGACGCGATTAACAAAATTGGCCTCGACATAACCGAAGTTAGAGTATCATTAGCAAGACTTGAGGGTCGATTTGACCAACATGTAGAAGAAGGCGAGTAGCATGAATAAAGCAATGATTGAATCCTACGTACGTAACCTAGCAGGTCAGGTTATCGGCGCAGTTATGATTGTTATGCAGACAAGCGGAGCAGCAACACCTCTAGAGTTTGGTTCAAGCGAGTGGTTATTAGTCGCTAACGCTCTATGGGCGTCTCTAGTACCAGTAGCACTTCGCTACTTTAACAAGCTAGATCCAGCATTTGGACGAGTTGCAAACATTGGCCTTTCAGAGCTCACAGGAGTTCTAAGCCGAGCTTCAGCCAAAAAACCAGCAAAAAAGAAATCTAAGTAAGTTCAGCAAGGGGGCGGAGATTTTCCGCCCCTTTTGCTGTACACTTTTTATATGACTTGTTATAACTGTACTAACCCAGCTCTTTATTATGTAAACGACCCCACCGAATCTCCTGCGGCTTATTGCAACACGTGCTTGCCACCATGGCTTAAAGTACGAGCAGACGAAGGTCACTTCCCTCTTCCAGTTGAAAAAAAATCATCGAAGAAGGCGTCTGATAAAGATGAGGATAAGTAAGAAGCAAGCTGTTCAAGTTCATCCTGTTCCGCAAAGAGCAATGGACCCAAAAGGGCCATTCCCACGAGAACTATTTGATGAACCAGAAATAGTTTATAATTATGAATCCGAGTACGCAGAGGACGGAGCTAACTTCCCGCTCGGCGCTACTGCTCAAAATGAGTTTAAACCACCTAAATATTTACGTTGTGCGCTTTGTTTAGCTAGAGTTATAGAAACAGAAACCGAGAATCATACCTGCGAGGATTGATGGCTAAAAAAGATCTTAAAGCAATAATGAACCAACGCCTTGCGGAAGCTGAGGCAGCTTTAAAACAGTCTAGTGAACGTAATCTAAATACTTTTAAAAGAAACACCTCTGATAACGATCCTGCAGCTCAGTCGTCGTCAAACCAGATAGATAAAAACTGGTCAGTATCTATACCTAATGACGTTACAAATGTGGGCACAGAGGTGTACACCGCGCCCACAGCTAACCCTAAGCGTCCTAGAGCGTACACTGTGGGGTACAACAACAACACAAACACTATAGTAATTGTTATGCGCAGCGGTAAATGGTGGCAGTACAACGATGTGCCAGTTAATATCTGGCTAGGCCTTAAAAATAGCGCATCAACTAATGACTATTTACCTATTATTGAGAACGCTTGTTCGTCTCATCACGAGGCTGACCTGGACGCTTTATCTGCGGGAACTAAAGAGCGCTTCAGTCATTCAGCGGCTACGGCTAGCCGCATACAACAAGGTGACCCTTACACACTTGACGAGACGTTGTTTGGCACAAAGGAGTAAATTTGAAATCATACGGGCCCCTATACGTTGGAAAACTACGCTACTGGCATAAAAAAGTGCTACCTATTTTTGAAATAGGAACTACCCAAGAAACTGAAATGCCCTACAGAAAAGGTAAGTGCTTGGTGATGCGGGCTCCATTTACAGAACCAGGTTTTTATTTAGGCCTGTGGGTCGAGCGCCCTCAAATTGGCTGGGAAGATGAAGATAAGATTGATAAGATACTATCTGACGCTATGAAAGCTAGAATTGCTTGGAAGCCAGAGGATGGATTATTTGATGAATCTTTTTAAAAAGAAAGAACCTTGGTTAAAGCCGTTTTCTGAAAAGGTTTCTAATAGAGTATCTAAGATCCCTACCGCAGAGCTTGAGCAGTGGGTTGATCAATCATTGTATGAGATCGGCCGTTGCATGACCGCTTACTCAAAACAAAGAGAGCCTATGTTCTTAAATGAGGCTTTATTAGGGGCGGAAGCCTTGCATGCGGTTATAGATGAGTTAAACCGCCGAACAACCCGCCATTAAATCAATTTGTCGACAATTGTGCTAAGCTTCTCTTGCCTCTCTTCTCTCCCCCGTGATGGCAATCAAAAAGTCCTGGGTTTAAACGCCCAGGCTTTTTGTTTTCACCTAGACTAGGGAACACAATGGACACAGCAATGGATGAAGAAGAGTTTTTTCCTGATGAAGAAGAAGACCTTGCGCCCGAAGAAGAAATTGAAGAGCTTGATGAGCTCTCAAAAGAATTTGTTAACAAACTTGTAGATCGTTGTATCCAGTTTCAAACTGCGCTTGTAGGCCATGAGCTACACCCTTATCAAATGCCTCTAGCCCGCAGAGTTATTGAGTCTGTAATCATTAACGATGGTGAAGAAATTACCGCGCTTGCCGCACGTCAGTCAGGCAAGTCAGAAACCATTGCCAACACAGTAGCCGCGCTAATGGTGCTACTCCCACGTTTAGCAAAGATGTACCCAGACCTATTAGGCAAGTTTGCTAATGGTGTGTGGATCGGTATGTTTGCTCCTGTTGAGGGTCAGGTAGAAACACTATTTGGTCGTACAGTAAACCGTCTTACATCAGAGCGCGCACTAGAGATCTTGGGTGATCCTGAAATTGACGACTCCCTAGGAAAAGTTCCAGGCGTTACACGGCAGATTAAACTTAAGAACTCTGGCTCATCTCTAATGATGATGACAGCTAACCCTCGCGCAAAGATTGAATCTAAATCTTTCCACCTTATCGTTATTGATGAGTGTCAAGAGGCGGATGACTTTGTAGTGTCAAAGTCCATCTCCCCAATGCTTGCGTACTACTCAGGAACCATGGTTAAAACGGGTACCCCGACTACGCACAAGAATAATTTTTATCGTTCTATTCAGTTAAACAAACGTAGACAGACAGGCGCACGTTCTAAACAGAACCACTTTGAGTGGGACTGGCGAGATGTAGCTAAGGTTAACGAGAACTACGGTAAGTTTATTAAAAAAGAAATGCTTCGTGTAGGGGAGGATTCCGATGAGTTCCAGATGTCGTACTCATGCAAATGGTTGTTGGAGCGCGGAATGTTCGTTACATCAACTATTATGGACGAGCTCGGCGACACCTCCCAAGAAACTGTTAAAGCCTGGCACCGAACACCTGTCGTTGTTGGAATCGACCCCGCACGAAAACTTGACTCAACTGTAGTTACTGTTGTGTGGGTAGATTGGGATCGCCCAGATGAGTTTGGTTACTTTGACCACCGCGTTCTTAATTGGTTAGAGATCCAAGGTGACGATTGGGAAGATCAATATTTTCAAATTGTTCAGTTCTTAAGTAGTTACGATGTGCTAGGTGTTGGCGTAGACGCTAACGGTGTTGGTGACGCAGTAGCTCAACGACTTAAACTGCTTTTACCAAAATCTGAGGTTTATTCAATTGGCAGTAGCCAACCCGAACAGTCAAAGCGGTGGAAGCACCTTAAGGCACTTATTGACCGACGTATGGTTGGGTGGCCTGCTCACGCAAAAACTCGCCGCCTACGTACCTGGAAGCGGTTCTACCAGCAGATGACAGATCTAGAGACTAAGTTCCAGGGCCCTAATTTTTTAGCCAAAGCACCAGACGAAGCACATGCTCATGATGACTACGCCGACTCTTTAGCTATTGCTGTGGCCTTAACCATGGATTTAACTATGCCATCAGTTGAGGTTTCGAGTTCACCGTTTTATAGATAGTTATGACTTTAGCCTGATTTTGTCTTACTTACGTAGCACACTATTGACTGAGGTCCTCAAACCAATTTAGGAGTTTATATGTCAATCGCACCAGCCCCTCGCTTCCCTGAGAAGCACAGCCCTACATACGACCGTAAGATGGCAGGCGCTGTCCCAGGACAACGCGGCCCACTACGCTTTGAAGAAGGTATCGCGACTGATACCGATGTTCCACAATCTTTTACAACAGGCGCAATGCACGGATATATGCCTGCACCTGGCCGTCCAAACCGTAATGCAAACGTATTTGAAAAGCTTCCAGAAGAAACAATGCGCGAGCGCGCACACGTTGGTTCTGCAGCTTGGGTAGAAGCTCCAAGCAGCTTAAATGATTTTTCTGCTGGCGCATTTGCTGACCATGGCGATAACCGTTTTGAAGAGGTATTCCGTAATGGCGCTCATCAACAGGCTCTTAATCCTGCTGTAGTTCAAGACTAATAAATTAAATAGCAAGCCGTTCCCCCTGCCCCTTACGTGGCGGCAGGGGGCGGCTACCTATCTAAAGGATTATAAATGGCACTCATCTCAGGTAGAGAAGCAAAAGAAACCCCAACGCAGGTTGCTGCTAACCCTAAACTTTGGAACATGATTACTGCTCAAGCAGGGGCAAAGTTTTCTAAAAACTCTCCCGCTCGCGGCCACTGGATTCATGCTAAATACAACCAAATGGGCGGTCAATACGTTAAATCTAAGAAAGATATAGACCCTAGGTTTCGTGACTACGCCCAAGAAAAACGTGACAAAGAAGAAGAGCAAAAGAAAAAGAAAATAACCAAGAAGGTCGGGCAAGGCAACATCCGAGGCGAACGCTTCATATAAGCTGTCGATATGTTAATATATCGACATTGAGTTTTACTTATTTTGAAAGAGGTGATTGGTGAGCGGTATTGATTTCTCGCCTCCGAGTTATCGCGCAGCCTCTTCTGACTTAACAATCTCTATCTCCCCACTGGGGCTTGTAGAGCTTGCAGATGAAGAGTTTGAAGTACACGGCCCTCGCTTAAACCGTTATTCCCTTAACTGGGCGATGTACCTTGGTCATCACTATTCATACCGCCGTCAAACAGGCGAAGCACAGATCATGCTCAACTATTACAGAGCATTTACAGACTTTTTAATTAACTTTACATTTGGTAAGGGCGTTAACTTTCGCTCATCTAAATTAACAGAAGCTATTGTCCCTGACTTACTTGAACGCGTTTGGGAAGTAGATAACAACAAAGCTACAGTGCTTTGGGAGATTGGGCAGCAAGGCTCTGTTTCTGGAGATTGTTTTATCAAAGTAGCTTATGAAGAAGCTTGGGTTGATCCAGCTGGTAGAAACCACCCTGGCCGTGTACGCGTTCTCCCACTTAACTCATCTTTTGCTTTTCCAGAGTTTCACCCCCATGACCGCGAACGCTTAATCCGTTTCAAGCTTAAGTATCGTTTCTGGGGAACATCATTAGAAGGAACACGTCAAGTCTTTACTTACACAGAAATTTTGACAGACGACATCATTGAGGAATATATCAACGATGAGCTTATTGACTCTCGCCCTAACCCGCTTGGTACTATCCCTGTTGTTCATATTCCAAACGTTCGTATATCTGGTTCTCCTTGGGGCCTATCAGACTGCAATGACATTATTAACATTAACCGTGCGTACAATGAAACCGCTACAGATATTGCGGACATCGTTAACTACCACGCAGCGCCAGTTACGGTCATCATTGGAGCAAAGGCATCTCAGCTAGAAAAGGGTGCTAATAAAGTTTGGGGCGGGCTTCCAAAAGACGCTAAGGTAGAAAACCTTGAAGGCGGAGCTCAAGGCCTAAAAGGCGCCATGGACTTCATGGCTTTACTAAAGAAGTCTATGCACGAGATGATTGGTGTTCCTGAAACCGCCCTTGGCCAAGCACAACCAATCTCTAACACCTCTGGCGTAGCGCTTTCTATTCAATTCCAGCCTTTGATGAACCGTTACCATCAAAAGATTATTCAATATGCGCACGGCTTGGAAAGAGTTAATGAGTTAATCCTTGTAAGCCTTGCAGTCAAAGAGCCTGAAACATTTATTTGGGATCCTAATTCCCACACGGTGCCTCTAAAGCCAGGCCAGGCAGCTCAATTAGATCCTAATGACCCATTAACTTTTCAAAACTATGTTTATTTTCCACAGCCACTGCCTCTAGATAAACTTATTGCACTTAACGAGATTCAAAGCAAGCTGTCTCTAGGCCTTGAATCTAAAGAAGGCGCCCTACGGGCACTTGGGGAAGAGTTCCCAGCGGCAAAACTTACAGAAATTCGTCAAGAACTTATTGAAGATGCTAAATCTGATGGCGCTCTTAAGTTGGTACAGACTCAAATTGAAAATGACATCATGATGTTAACTGGTATGCAGTCAGCACAGCTAGGGCCTGGCGGAGGCCCAGCTCAGCCTGTAGGCGGCGGAGGTCCTGAAGCAGGAGTTCCTCAGTCTGTATTACCTCCAGTAATTGACGACGCAACTATTGCCGCACAGATGGGCGACCAAGCCCTGCGCGGCAACCTCGTCACACAAGCTTATGGAACCCAACTCCCACAGAGACGTGTTCCAGAAGGCTATGAAAAATAAAGGTGTTTAGCCTGTAATTTTTCATAGGGATAGAGAAAATAAACTCGTAATACAACGTTTGGTCACTCGTGCTCTTACTTCGGACAACGACCCCTAGGACATAAAGGATGTATAAAAATGGAAAATGCAGAAACTATGGCGGCTGCTTTTGAAGCAGAAGCCAACACAGCTCCAGTTGTAAATGTGTCGGGCGTTGACGCGCCGACTGTTACTACTACAGATTCTACTAGTCTTAACAAGTTCTATACTGACGAAGATCTAGCAAGAGTCCGACATCAAGAAAAGGATAAGCTCTACCCTCAAATTGAAAGTTTGAAGGAAGAACTTAATTCACTACGAAAAGAAAAAGAAGAAGAAGCAGCTCGTCGTAATGCAGATGCGCAAGCAGAGGCAGAACGAGCAAGAGTAGAGGCATTGTCGGAACTAGATTCCAAGTCATATGCAGATGCTCGATTGTCAGAGTTGCAGGAGCAGTTGGAGCGTGAGCGTACTGAACGCGAACGAGCCTTCGCTCTTCTGGAGCAAGAAAAGTTATATGCAGATTTACAATTTTATCGTACTCAAGTAATTGAAGAAGAACGTGACAATATCATTCCGCAGTTAGTTGATTTTATTCAGGGTAACACCCGCGAAGAGATCGCTGAAAGCGTAGAACGATTGAAGGAACGTTCAGCAAGTATTCTTGAATCTGCGCAGTCTGCTATGCAGAACGCCAGAAAAGAAATGAAGGGAACGAGCATTTCTGCTCCTCCCGCTGGACCACTGGAAACTAATATGGAGCAACGTACCCTTACGCCACAAGAAATTGCGGCAATGCCGATGAACGAATACGCAAAATATAGAGAACGACTCATGAGCGACACCGCTCGTGGGAAGTCTCGCGGGCTGTTCGGTTAACCCCCAACCCAAAATCTAACAAGGAGTCAATTTAAATGGCATCATCCATTACAGGTACTGGCAATTTAGCCGCTGCGCCTACCGCGTACTCAGGTACCAATACCCAACTGACACAAGCGATCCAGACAATCTGGTCTAAGGAAATTCTTTTCCAGGCCATGCCAATCCTTCGCTTTGAGCAGTTTGCAGTTAAGAAGACAGAACTAGGCGTAGCGCCTGGTCTTCAGATTAACTTTATGCGTTATAACAACCTCGGCTTTGCGGGTTCACTCGTTGAAGGCGTTCGTATGCAAACTAACGCACTAACAGCCCAACAGTTCTCAATCACAGTGTCAGAGCATGGATATGCTCTTGCTGTTTCAGAACTACTTCTAAACGCTTCATTCGATGACGTAATGGCTTCAGCCTCACGTCTTCTAGGTCGTAACATGGCTATCTATCTAGATCAGCTTTCACGCGACACACTATATGCAGCTACATCAACAATCTACGGTGAAGACCGCTCTAACCTCTCAGCAGTTAATAACTGGTATGCAGATGGTACAAAGGGTACAAGCCGCGCTTCTATGACAGGTGCCTTTAACTTGACACCAAAGACAGTCAAGGACGCAGTTGAGACACTTGCAACCAAGAACATCCCTCGCCTAGGTGAGACATATGTTGCTTTCATCCACCCACACCAAAGCCGTAAGCTTCGTGACAATCCAGAATTTATTGAAGTCACAAAGTACGCAGCTCCAGGTAACTTCATGCTTGGTGAGATTGGCCGTTTGTACGACACAGTATTCATTGAGACCACACAGGTTCTTAAGGTTGCTGGTGGTGCTGGCGCTGGCTACTCAGCTGATACAGCTGTTGCTAACCCAACAGTAACTGCTGGTGGAGGTTACACAACCCCTGCTACATTCACTGGCAACGGTGCATCTGATCGTTATTCAGCTATCTTCATTGGAGATAACGCATTCGGTCACGCAATCTCGCTCCCAGTTGAACTCCGCGATGGCGGTATTCTAGACTTCGGTCGTGAGCACGCACTTGCTTGGTACTCAATCTTTGGACTTGGTCTAATCACAGATCAGTCTGTAATCATTGCAGAAACCAACTAATACAACTGAATAGTGATGGGGCGAGGATAAGCAAGGGCTGAAATTACGCCCGCACTCTCGCCCCATCACACCCTTCCACAGTCACTAATTAGGAGAATATAAATGGCTACAAAAAAGCCCACCGATGTAACTGGTCGCATGCGTGAGCAGCAACTAGAAGATAATCTAGAAGTTATGCAGGAACGAGCAGCAGAGATGTCTATGGCATCAGCTAATGCCGCTGTACGACTTGAAACAGAAGTTATTGATGCAACTAAGCCAGACCGTCAAACTATAATTGTTGATGAAGTAATCACCGTAGGTGAGTCAAATGACACAGTTGAAATTCGTGTTATTGAAACAATTGAAAACATGACGCTTGGCGCAGGCAATAACTACAACTTCAAAGCTGGTCAAAAGTACAAAGTCACTAAACAAGTAGCTCAACACCTTAAGGAAAAAGGCTACCTCGCAGGCGTAATCTAAATCAGTTAGACGCGGGGGGCGGGCTTTCGGGCCCGCTTCTTCGTTTATTAAGACTTTTTCTTTAAAAAGTGACACCATGTAACCTGAAAGGTAAGGATTAATAATGGCCCTACTTGCAGACTTGGTAGCACGAGTTCGTACTGAATTAGGAGACTCTAAAAAGCAGTTTAGATTTACTGCAACAGGCACAGGCTCTGAAAAGAGCTTCTATTTAAATGCAAAACCTGTTGAATTAACAGGGCTATATGTAACTGTAGCGGGCACGGCTATTGCGTACCCAGCTGGCTATACCCTTGAAAGTGGTATTGGCGTCATTCACTTTGTAACCGCCCCAGCCCTTAACGCTGCAATTGTAGTTGAAGGCATGTCTTCAAGATACTTCCTAGATACCGAACTTGAAGAGTTCATTAACACGGCCGTTCTACAGCACACAGACAACCGTACAGACCAGTTTGGTACCCAAGTAACCCTAGCCTCTCTACCGCCTGTTGAAGAGTACCCTGTGGCCATTTTGTCGGCTATTGAGGGCCTATGGACACTCGCAACCGACGCCGCTTTTGACATTAACATCACTGCTCCAGATGGGGTTGTAATCCCACGCGCACAGCGCTATACCCAGTTAACTGGAATTATTACCCAACGTGTAGAGCAGTACAAGCAACTATGCGCCGCACTTAACATTGGTTTGTGGCGGTTGGAGATGGGCACTCTACGCAGAGTCTCACGAACAACTAACAAGCTAGTCCCTATCTACCTAGCTCAAGAAATTGATGATTCTCGCAAACCAGAGCGTATTTATATTAATAATGATTTGAAGGGGAGAACCCCACTACCCTCTTACGCGGGCACCTATGACATTATTCTTTATCAGGGTGATAACTGGTCGGGCACATTTGATTTCCCATTTGATGTAACTAATTTAAATTTTAAAGCTCAAGTACGAACCTATCCAAATAGCCCAGCTATTTATGCAACATTTACAATTACTAAAACCAGCGCTGTTAACGGAACTATTCTATTAACTCTTCCATCAAGTGCTACTAAGTACATGCCTGTGCGAGCCTTTTGGGATCTACAAGCGACTATGGATTCTGACCCCAACTTTGAGCAGACGTATGTTAGAGGCCAAATATTTACTCAACAACAAGTAACATTGGATTAATATGACAATTCCTACTCACGTTCCAATTGTCGTTACAGTTACGCCGCCAGCAGCACCATCAATAACTGTAAACGATATTGTAGTTAGCGGTATAAACTCCCCCGCAGTCGCGTATCATCATACGCAGGGAACTTCCTCAGCTACTTGGGTTATTACTCATAATCTGGGGTTTAAACCTAACGTTACCGTTCAGGACTCAGGCGGTTCAATCGTAGAAGGCGAAATTGCTTATACGAGCGTGAACTCCCTTACCGTTACTTTTACTGGCGCATTCAGCGGCAACGCGTATCTTTCTTAAAGGAGAAGGTAAATGGCACGTAAGTTTTTAACCGCACTTGATTTAGGTAAGAACGAGCTTCAAAATGCTAGAGTTCAAAACCTAGCAACTGACCCAGCAAGTCCTGTCCTTGGTCAAATCTATTACAACACCGTATCTAATGAAATGCGTATCTATAACGGTACGATATTTGAAGCCATTGGTCTTAACGGTGTTACCGCAGATGCTGCGGAAATTAACATCCTTGACGGCGCTACCCTTACCACTACAGAGCTTAACTATGTAGACGGCGTAACCTCTGCAATCCAGACACAGATTGATACTAAATCTCCGTCAGCTAACCCAACTTTTACTGGCACAGTAACACTTGATACTGGCGTTAACATCGTCTTTGAAGGTGCAACAGCCAACGCATTTGAAGCCACCCTTACAGCTGGTGACCCAACAGCAGATCGAACAATCACTCTTCCAGACCTTACAACAACTCTTGTAGGTCAAGATACAACTGACACCCTTACTAACAAGACACTTACTAGCCCTGTTGTTTCAGGACTTACGCTTTCAGATGGGTCAATTGTTGTTGAAGGCGCTACCGCAGACGCCTACGAAACTACTCTTTCATTTGTAGACCCGACCGCAGATCGCACAATCTATGTGCCAAATGCTGACGGTACTTTAGCTCGCGTTGAAAACAAGCTTCACGATTTTGCTGTAGCTACTGCTTCAGTAGATCTTAACAGCCAAAAGATTACAAACCTTGCAACACCTACAGACCCAACAGATGCCGCTAACAAAGGCTACGTTGACGCAGCTGTTGTTGGTATTGATTGGAAAGCCTCTGTTCGTGTGGCAACAACAGCAGCTGTTACTTTAGCAACAGCTTTTGAAAACGGAGATATTCTTGACGGAGTAACTCTTGCCACAGGTAACCGCGTTCTTGTTAAAGACCAAGCGGATGGATCAGAGAACGGTATCTATACAGTAAACGCTTCTGGTGCCCCTACCCGAGCAACTGATGCCGATACCGCAGCTGAAATCACAGCTTCTTTTGCAGTATTTGTAGAAGAAGGCACTGTCAACGCAGACTCAGCGTGGACACTTACAAACAACGGAACAGTTACTGTTGGAACTACCGCTCTTGTCTTTACTCAGTTTACAGGTCTTGGCCAAATCACAGCTGGTGCTGGTTTAACTAAGGCAGCTAACACTCTTGACGTTGGTGCAGGCACTGGTATTACGGTTAATGCTAACGATGTAGCAATTGACACAGCCGTAGTTGTTCGCAAGTACGCAGTTAGCTTAGGTGACGGATCAGCTACCTCTTACACAATCACACACAACTTAGGCACTCGCGATGTAACAGTTGCTCTCTACGAAGTTGCTTCACCATACGCTGAAGTAGTAGCAGATGTTGAACATACAACTACAAACACCATCACAGTTAAGTTCTCAGTGGCTCCTACAACTGATCAGTTCCGCGTAGTCGTACACGGGTAACCCATGAGCCGTAAATCGCTCGTACCTGTAAACGTTCCTGCACTAGCTAGTGCTCCGAGCACGCCTACCCTGCGTGCTGGCGACCTTTACTTTAATACAACCGACTCAACGCTCTACAGTTACAACGGCACAACCTGGGCCGCTTCAGGTGGCGGCGGCGGTGGCGCTGGTGCCACTGCCAACTCATCCGCACCAGAGTCTCCAGTAGATGGGCAACTATGGTTTAACACGGTATCAATGCGTCTATCTGTTTATTCTGCAGGAGCTGCTAACTGGATTGCGCTTGCTAACTTTGCAGACGCCCTTAGACAACATGTTCACGACACCGCGGTTGATGGTACTGGGCTAATTATTTTTGTATTTGAAGATGCAGGGTTCTACGACTCAACATTTATAATTACAGCAGATGCTGGATTTTATGATACAAGTTCCTGGGCTAATAGTTACGACGGCGGAACCCCCTTAGATAATATATCTATAATAGATGCTGGGTTTTATGGTACAGATTCCTGGGATAGTGGTTACGACGGCGGAAGTCCAGTAGATAATTTTAATTAATTATCTGATATAATAGAACAAGGTCTGGGAGGACATAGCTATGGCAACAAGAATGCAACAGCGTAGGGGCACTGCGGCGCAGTGGATCTCTACTAACAGTGGCAACGGTCCTATCCTAAACGCGGGCGAAATCGGGTACGAAACCGATACAAACAAATTTAAAATTGGTGATGGCACAAATCACTGGATCAACCTTGACTATTTTATTGATGCTAACTCAACAATAAATCCATCATTTGGTTCAAGCATTACATTTGAAGGCGCAACAGATAATGCTTTTGAAACTACGGTTTCGGTAACTGACCCTACAGCTGATCGTACAATCACACTTCCAGACGCAACTGGCACAGTAGCACTTACTTCAGATGTTACAACACACGCAGACCTTACAGTAGCTCATGGCGCAACTGGTGCGGTAGTTGGAACAACTAATACACAAACCCTTACTAACAAGACCCTTACATCACCAGTAATCAATACACCTACTGGAATTACAAAGACAGACGTTGGTCTATCAAGTGTTGATAATACAACCGATGCTAATAAGCCAGTATCTACAGCAACACAAACAGCTCTTGATTTAAAAGCACCCCTAGCCTCACCGACCTTCACAGGTACTGTAACCCTGGACACTAATGTCAACCTTGTATTTGAAGGCGCAACAGCAGATGCTCACGAAACAACTTTAACAGTTGCTGACCCCACCGCTGATCGGACAATTACATTCCCAAATGCCACAGGAACAGTAGTTCTTGCTGACGGTGGCGGAAATGTAACGGTATCAGGAGACTTAACTGTATCGGGAACAACAACTATTATTAATAGTACAGTGCTTGAAGTTCAGAATGAAGTTAAATTTGAAGGCTCCACAGCAAATGATTTTGAAACTAGCCTCAAAGTTGTAGACCCTACAGCAGATAGAGTTATTACATTTCCAGATGCTACTGGAACAGTTGCCATACTTGATACTACTCAAACATTGACTAATAAAACAATTAACTTAAATTCAAATACATTAACTGGTACAAAATCTAACTTTAATGCGGCGATGTCAGACGCAGACTTTGCAACACTTGATGGCACAGAGACACTAACAAATAAAACAATTAACTTAACTTCAAATACAGTAACCGCTACGCTTGCTCAATTAAATACAGCAGTGTCAGATGCTGATGTTGCTTCACTTGCTGGATCAGAAACGCTTACCAATAAAACTTTAACTTCTCCAAATGTTAACGAAGCAGTTGCTCTTTTAGCAACCTCTACAGAGTTAAACGTTCTTGATGGGATTACCGCATCCACAGCCGAACTAAACATTCTTGATGGCGTAACATCTTCAACCGCAGAACTAAACATTCTTGATGGAGTTACAGCAACTACAGCAGAGATAAATAAACTTGCTGGAGTTACAGCAACTACAGCAGAGATAAATACTTTAGCTGGACTTACGTCTACCGCTGCAGAATTAAACATTCTTGATGGCGCTACTCTTAGCGTAACAGAACTTAACTATGTTGATGGTGTCACTTCATCTATTCAAACACAGCTAAACGGCAAGCAAGCAACTGTTGCTAATGTTTCAGATGTTGAAATTGGATACTTAGATGGTGTTACTTCAAGCATTCAAACACAGATGGATGCTAAAGCACCACTAGCCTCACCAACATTTACAGGTACTGTAACATTGCCTTCTGGCACTGTAACAAGCACAATGATTCTTGATGGCACAATTGCAAATGCAGATATTAATGCAGCAGCAGCAATTGACTGGACAAAACTTGGAATATCTTCAACAGTTTCTTCAACTGAAATTGGGTATGTAGATGGCGTAACTTCAGCTATTCAAACTCAGTTAGATGCAAAGTCACCTCTTGCATCACCTACTTTTACAGGAACAGTAAACGCAGCAGAACTTATTCTTTCTGGAGATCTAACAGTTAACGGAACTACCACAACAATTAATTCAACTACACTAGCTGTGGATGATAAAAACATAGTAATTGGCGATGTCACTACCCCCTCAGATGTAACTGCAGATGGTGGCGGTATTACCCTTAAAGGCGCAACAGACAAAACCTTTAACTGGGTAGATGCAACAGACTCTTGGACTTCTTCAGAGCACATCAACCTTGCTTCAGGAAAAGACCTAAAGGTAAATGGAACTGCAGTTATTAGCTCAACTGCTGGTGGATTTATATTTACTGATGGCACACAGACAAAAGAAGGAACTCCTTCTCGTACACCAATTATTCAAAAGACAGATTCTTACACACTATCAGCATTAACTGAAAGAGATTCACTAATTGAAGTTGCAAAAGGATCTGCAGCAACAATTACAATTCCATTAAACTCAGCAGTAGCCTTCCCAGTTGGAACATCAATTGATATTCTTCAAACTTCTACAGGACAAGTAACAATTGCAGGGTCTGTTGGAGTAACCATAAACTCAACACCAGGATTAAAACTTAGAACACAGTGGTCAACTGCAACTCTTTTCAAAAGAGCAGAAAACACCTGGGTTGTTTACGGCGATCTGACAGCGTAATAGGGAAATATAAATGGCTAAGAAGACGGGTAAACGTTCCGCGGCATCAAACGACTTTTTAGAGCCATTGGCGCCAACAAGCGTATCTGCTACAAATGTTGGAACAGGCAGAGCGTTTAACAATGGCGCCGCAACAGTTACATTTTCTTTGCCTGAACTATCGCCTGCTGCTACATCATTTACTGTAACCTCATCACCTGGCGGATATACAGGAACTGGGTCATCTTCTCCAGTTACAGTCACAGGTTTGCAATCTAACACCGCCTACACATTTACCGCAACAGCTACTAATGCTGCGGGAACCTCTCAAGCATCTATAGCCTCATCTTCTATTACCGCAACAACAGTTCCTGCAACAATGTCTGCCCCAACTCCAACTGCTGGAGTTAACCAAAACTCTATTGCTTTCTCAGCACCAGCAACTGGTGGCAGCACCATTACTGGCTTTACCGTAACAGGCAGCGATGGCACTACTGGAACAGGTGCTACCTCTCCAATTGTTATCAATGACACTGCAGGAACTTCTCAGACTTATACAATTACCGCAACAAACGCTAACGGCACAAGCATTGCTTCTGCTGCATCTGGATCTATTACTACGTTATCCCCATTCTTCCCGCCGTTCTTCCCGCCGTTCTTTCCATTCTTCCCACCATTCTTCCCACCATTCTTCCCATTCTTCCCGTTCTTCCCACCATTCTTCCCGCCATTCTTTCCATTCTTTCCATTCTTCCCACCATTCTTCCCACCATTCTTCCCGTTCTTCCCACCATTCTTCCCACCATTCTTCCCACCGTACTTCCCACCATCAAACAATAAATTGTGCAGTGGCGCTGATCAGTTCTGGGGCAGTTGCTGGGGCGGCGAGTGCCTAGACTATTTAACTGGTCCGTCGTGCTAATATATATACCGAAAGAGGGGAAATAATGATTACAGATGAAAATATTAAATATGTTTATGAAAGAGACAACGGTCAAGGTGCTCCATTAGTTTTTGTTATTGATGAAGAATGCTTGTATGATTTTGTCGTAACATCGTACGGCGTTGATTTGTTTACAAAAAATAAAGAAATTTTAGATATATCTTCTGATTATCCAGAGCATGATGGATCTACTCTTCAAATTATTAAAGAAAATGATGAAATTGAAATATATCAAACTAGTAAATACTTTGGTTCAATTTTATTAAGTAATCCAACCGTTGTTAGCGCACTTGATTATCCATATGGGCATCATGTTGTGTCTCCACATGCAAAATTTGATGGAGAAAAATTTATGATTAAAAATACTACAGTTTATGCCCACTCTCTATTAACAGAATGGCATATAAAAAATCCAAATCACCCTAACTACACAGCTCCATAAAAACGTTTTTACATTTATCTGATAGATATGATATATTTAAAATAAAAGGAGTAGTTTGGTGTCAGAAAAAAGTGCATGGGAAAAATATAAAGAAAAAAATGGTGCGACCCCACTAGACATGTTAAATCCAAATACAAAACGTATACCAAAAGAAGATTCTGATAAAAGATTTAGCATTTGCAAGACGTGCCCTGAATTAATTAAACTAACATCTCAATGTAAAAAATGTGGCTGTTTTATGAAAATAAAAACCACCCTTGAAATAGCTAAGTGTCCAATAGGTAAGTGGTAGCACTTGCTTTATTTTGTACTAAGTAGGCTGTTTGTGCTATGATAAATTATAACTTTAAAAGACGGGGATCCTATGGATATTTATAATGAAAATGAAAACCCTTGGTTTACAAAAGATAGGTCTGAGACGGTTTCAAATAGAGTTGCAAGGTTAATGCCTCAAAGCGATATTACTATTAGCAACCCAGGGCTGGGGTTAAATGTTTATCATAATACTTTTTCTTTAGATGACTCTAAAAGATACATAAACACGCTTGAGTCCAACCTGTCTACTGGTAACAAATATAAGTGGTCAGAGGCCCAAGTAACAAACTCTGACGTGCCAATCAAAAAGGCAAGAGACTGTGTAGATTTTAGATATAAACAAGAGAACCTAGGGCCAAGGGACGAGTCTAATGCGGACTTAATTGACCTTCATGAAGAGATATATCAAAAGTTAAAACTGTGTATGGACGACTATGCCCACTACTGGGGCATAAATGTTACATATTATGAAGCATTTAACTTTGTAAAATATGAAGGTGAAGGCACTCACTTTAATATTCATGCCGATCACGGCCCTGCTTATAACTGTACCGTTTCTGCGGTAATCTATATTAATGATGATTACGAAGGCGGAGAGATTAAGTTTCCAAGATTAGATAACTTTGTGCATACTCCAAAGGTTGGGGATATAGCCATCTTTCCCTCAAACTATATCTACGAACATGCCTCTTTACCAATGAAAACAGGAACAAAATATTGTGTTGTTGTTATGACAGATATAAACCTTTTGAGCCACAACTAAAATAGGAGAACATATGAATGCAGAAACTACAATATCAGCACCCTGGAGCAGCTACGAAGAGATTGGTCCAGGCATTTTTGTTTACCACGACGTTTTGCCAACAGAATTAGACATCATTAATAGGCTGGAACAAGTTTTAGGAAATGATAACCCCCACTATAGTTGGCAACCAGCCTACGTAGGGTATAGGCAAAGAATGCCAGAATATAGAGACTGCGTTGACTTTAAATTTAAAAAAACAGATATTCAAAACGATAAATCTGAAGCATCCACTCAGCTACAGGGGATTTGGCAAGATTGTTATGATAGACAAAAGTTAGCAGTAGAGGATTATTGCAAACGTTTTAACATTAATAACTTAAGGTACTGGGAAGCCTTTAACTACATCAAGTACGAGCCTGGTCAGCACTTTATGGAACACCATGACCACGGGTTCTCGTATAACTGTACTCTATCTTTAGTTGCTTATATTAATGATGACTTTGAAGGCGGAGAGCTATTCTTTAGGCTTCAAGGGCTAACTTATATCCCAAAGGCTGGGGATGTTGTGCTATTCCCGTCAAACTTTATGTACCCGCACCAAGCAAAGGTTGTTCACTCTGGAACAAAATACTCATTAGTAACAATGCTTGATTACAGCGAGAAGTACCATACCGCAGAAATGTATCAAGAAACTGGATCATAATGCCAATTATCACAGCTTATAAAAGAACACCAACGGCATTAAACATAGAGCCGATGTCTATTAAACGTGACTGGATGGATGAAACCCCTCAAGGCCATGCTTATAGGTGCCACCCAGTAACCTCTGCTAATGTTATTGGTTGGGCTATCTCTTTGCCAATAGATTTGAAGTTTATTTGGAATGGCGTAAATGATACAAGTAGCGATAACGTAACAATTTTAGAAGGTACAGAGTACGTTTACACGGGTAGAGGGCAGTCTACAATTAGTTTTAACACTGGGTTTATTCTAAGAACTGCTCAGGATGTAAGCGTGCTGACGATCACCCCTCAAAACTATTTTAATGAAAACTTTGAAGTAGTATCCTCTTTAATATCAACTTCATTCTTAAATACTGATTTTCCATTAGCAATTAAATGTAGAACACCTAACCAAGAAATCATTATTAAAGCAGGAACCCCAATAGCAACTATAATTCCTATATCTTTGACTTCCCTAAAAGATGAGTCAGTAGAAATTGTTAATTTTGTTAATACTCAAGAATATAATGACGCTGTAAGTGCGTATGGAGCAGCAGCTCAAGAAGTAAATAAGCTTGGCGAATGGACGGATTGGTATAGAAACGCAGTAAATGAAAAGGGGGAGTCAGTAGGAGCCCACGAAGTAAAAAACCTAAAACTTAGTGTTATTGACAATACAAGGTTTAATAATGAAAATAATTAATTTTATAAGTAATAAGCCTTGGCTTACTAAAGAGAGCGCATCAAAACCAGTTCCAATTTCAAAATTAATGCCGCAATGGTACAAAGATGCAGATAGATTTGCTAAGATGCCAACTGGGGAATACTACAAAGCGCCAAAGGAAGTTTGCCCGTTTCCCAAAGAAGGTACAACCAACGATTATGGAAAAATCCCTACATGGAAGGCTTGCCCCGCAATTCTTGATATTTTAACAACAGGCTATAGCTTGGTTACGCCTTGCGACATAGAGTTCTTCTTAGATGACGCTGGGCAGATTGATGTTAAAATTGAAGATCCAATGTATAAAGGGTTTGCAACTAGAAGGCCCCCTATGCCACAATTTTGGCATCCAGAGGGGTACTATAACTATCACTTTGCTTGGATGCCCGATTGGGCAGTAAAAGTCCCAAATGGGTATAGTGTTTTATACGTGTCGCCTCTTAATCGTTATGATCTTCCAATTATGACAGTTTCTGGGATTATTGATAACGACGAGGTTAACCTTCCTGGGTCATTTCCATTTTTTGTACAAGAGGGTTGGGCTGGGGTTTTACCAGCAGGAACCCCTTATGCTCAGCTGATCCCCTTTTTAAGGGAAGATTGGAAAGCTGAAACCACTATCCCTTCAACACAAACAATGATGAATAGCAATATAGAAAATAGTAAGAAATACCGTGTACCAGATGGCGGGGTATATCAAAAAGAAGTCTGGACCAAGAGGGCCTACGAATAGGAAATGGTATAGTTAACATATGAAACAGAACAATGACTCATACACCGTAGTTAAACGAGCGCCGTCTATGACCCCATCTGGCTGGTTTGGAGATAGCAAAGACATGATTGTCGAGCTAGAGAACTTCATGACCCAAGAAGAGATAGAGTTTTTAGAGAAAGCTGCCAAATCTTTAACCATTTGGGATGTAACGCAAAGCCATACAAATGAGAATGGAACAGTTACCTATGACTCAGATTATTGGAAAGATAGGGTTGCCACTCAACCAACCTTAGATAAAAATGATCCAAAGATATCTCCAGTTATTGCGGGGCTCTTCCAACGCCTAAGGCCAATTATTGAAGAGTTTTATAAGGTAGAAGTTCGCCCAACTGGCACAACTATTGTTAAATGGCTTCCTGGGCAATTTCAAAAACCTCATGCGGATAAAGAACTTCACGAGGGCCCTGACGCGGGAACCCCTAATGATTTTCCAAACTACGACTTATCAAGTTTGTTTTACCTAAACGACGACTATGAAGGCGGAGAGCTATACTTCCCCCTACAGGGCGTGCAGTTTAAGCCTAAAAAAGGTGCCGCTTACTTCTTCCCAGGGGATAAAAACTATATCCATGGGGTTACTGAAATCAAAAGCGGCTTAAGATTTACGTGCCCTTTCTTCTGGGAAATTACAGCGCATACAGGGGATAGAAAGCCGTAATGACGGGGTACAATAAAACATATGAAATCAATTTACGATATCCCGCTTAACTCGGCTGAGGGTTCTCCTGACTTCTTAAGTCAATTTAAGGGTAAAGTCACCCTACTGGCTAATACAACCGTAGGCTGTGGTAACGCTAATCAAATGGAAGTTCTCCAATGGCTTCAAGATAAGTACGGTGGAGATGATTTTCAAGTAGTTGCTATCCCTACCAATGACTACTGTGGCCCTGGCGTTACTAAAGGCAAGTGGTCGCAAGGTATCACCTGCGGTTTAGACTCACAAGAGTATGGCAAAGACGTTTATGGAACTACTTTTGCGTTCTCAGAGATGGTTGCATCAAATCCAAATAAAAGTGCTAATGAGATGAGTGATCATAAGGGGGACGATTCTGTAAACGGATTAGGTCAACCAAGAAAAGAAACTCACGAACTATATAAAGAGATATCAGATCAAATGCTGGCGTATGCTGCAAAACAAAAAGAACTTGGCATTCCAGATAGAAACGGGTACCTATCTCCTTGGCTAAATCAACCTGTTGCTAATGGTGCAATGCAGGGCGGAAACTTTGAAAAGTATCTTATTGATAAAGATGGTTTTGTAGCAAATTGGTTCCAATGTACCGTTTTAAATTATGATATTGAAAAGACCCTTAAAGAAGATTTAATAGCTAAAGGAACCCCTGCTGCTATGGGAGAAGGCAGAACTCCAGAAGTGTTTGAAGAAGAATATAACCTTGTTCAACAGGAAATAGAAAAGTTAATTGCTGGAGATAAATCCCTTATAAATAACTAAATGGAGCACAAGTACAATGAACCTAGCGAACAAAAAAAGACTAACAAAAGACATAGTTGTTTATGAGAACTTTATAAGCAAAGAAGATTGTAAAAAAATGATTCAAGCCCTAGATGCTCAAGCAGACAACGGGGCAATTTCTTGGATGCCTATTTCATTTTATGAATCATACTCTTCAGTATTGCCACAAGACAACGATAAAGAAGTGATTGACGCTGGGCTATCTCCAACTATATTCTCAGACATTGAAAAAATAATGTACGAAGCAATTGCTTCAGTTCATGACTTAGACCCAAAGGTAATATCAAAAATTGGGTATCACACACAAAAATGGGAGCCAGGAGCATACGCAAGAATTCACTCTGACAATACAGATGAGCATGGGAAGTCAGGCGCGTTTACAAGAAGCCGATACGCGGGTTTTCTATATCTTAATGACGATTTTAAAGGCGGGCTACTTAAATTCCCAAGTCAAAACATAGAAATTAAACCAGAAGTTGGACTGCTTGCCGTATTTGATGGCGGGTTTAACAACATGCACGAGGTATCCCTAATAGAGAGTGGGGTACGGTACACCATCGGATCTTTCTGGGATGATAGAGAAGAGTCAGACTATCCGCAAGAGCTAAGAGATGCTTGGGCTGCAGAAATGAAAGAAACTAGAGCTCAACAAGAAATTGAACGAGCAGAGTGGCAAGAGTTGCTTAAGCAAGGTTGGAAACTAGACGCAGAGGGTAATAAATACAAAGTAAAGGAGACTACAAATGATTGAATCTTTTAAACAACAGTTAATAGATAGCGGGTACGTAGTTACAGAGATTACCCCAGAACTATTTTCTGTTGAAAACTTTTTATCACAAGATCAAATAGATACTTTTTGGGATATTATACATAGCACGCCTCAAAAAGATTGGGAAGTAGAGTACCACGCAAACTTAAAACACTTTTGCATGGAAAAATTTGGCAGAGATGACGTAGATAATCTGGTTGCTGAAGGTAAATTTGAAATTACTCAAAATTGGAAAGATAAAAACTTTAATATATTACATCATGAGATCCAGGGGCTTTTATATGATGGTTTAAACTCAATGGTAATAAAAGCTGACCCAAAACTAGTTTTAAGCGGCTTTGCAACAATTCAAAGAATGCAACCAGGGGTAGAGCTAAAATCGCATACTGACCAAAAAACAGATCCATCTATAAAATACGCCACAATTGCATATATTAATGATAACTACGCAGACGGCGAGTTATTTTTTCCAAACCTTGATATCCAGCTAAAGCCTAAACCAGGAACTATGTTATTTTTTCCAGGTAATGAGGAGTATGAGCACGGGGTCAAGCCCGTAGGCGAAGGGTCAATAAGATATGTTCTTGTTGGTTTTATTAAAGAAAAAGATCACTATCAAAATAATAAATACTAAGGGGCACTAAATGGATAGAGAAATACTTGAAGAAAAAGTTTACTATTACACAAACGTAATTGAAAACCCAAAAAAACTTGTTGATGCAATTGAACAAGACAATGAAAATCCTTGGGGCGAATGGATGGCGTGTAGTGGAGAGGCGTACGTCTATGGTACAGATAAAAGTATCTTTGCAGACCCGTCAGATATACAAAAAACTTATATTTACTCTACATTACAAAAAGCTTTTGATGATGTAGCAAGAGATTACGCAGCAGCTCACGGCATTACAGAGGACCCTAAACTATTTCCAATGTACCCAATTAAAAAATATAAGGCTGGTACATTTATGGGAGCACACTTTGACCAACAAGAGGGCGATGACCGCCTTAAAGTATCTTTTGTTATGTACTTAAACGACGATTATGAAGGTGGAGAACTATCCTTTACCATCGCTTCTCCAGGAGGAATACTAACAGAGGCAAGGCCTCCAGAAGATTTTGCAAAAGCCGAAAAAGGATTAAATTATACTTTTGCTATCAAACCAAAAGCTGGAAGCATTATTGTTTTCCCGCCATCTCCTCCGTATCACCACACTGCACATTTAGTAAAGAGTGGGGAAAAGCTCATGGTGCCACAACACTGGATTCATTAGCATGAAAACAGCTATTGTAACTGGGGCAAGCAAGGGTGTTGGTTTAGCAACGGTTAAACGCTTATCTAAAAACGGGTACAAGGTCATCGCTGTTTCAAGAGACCTCTCTAAAGTATCTGAACTTGTATCTGACAACGTTGAGGTATACCGCCTAGATGTAACAGACTCTAAAGCAATAGAACTATTCTTTGAAAAATACAAAAATATAACCCTAGATCTTTTAGTTAACAACGCGGGTGGCGGTTCTGGCCCAACCCACATTATTAATGAAACCCCAGAAAACTTTAGAAAAGCCTATGATATAAACGTAACGGGCCCTATGTACCTATCTCAACTATTTGTACCCTGTATGAGAAGATCACAATCTCCAACAATTGTCTTTATTACCTCTTTTGGCGGTAAAGTGCCCTATCGCGGTGGGGGAAACTATACAAATGCCAAGAGGGGTGAGCGCGGTCTAATTGACACCATGAGGCTTGAGTTTCCTCAATTTGGCATTAAAATTACAGATATCTGCCCAGCTACCATCGATACCCAAGAGCAAAAACGAGACCACGCTTTAACTGCGGAGGATTTAGCAGAAGCCATTTACTGGGTAGGGTCGCTACCAAGCCACGTTAATATAAACGAAATTGAGATTTGTCACATCAACAGTAGCAAATATAACTAATCCAAATGAAGTTAGTAAAGCACGCTGAAGGCGTATACGAAGTTGAGGGGATTTTAGACGAAGAGCTGAGAAGTACCCTTGTATCTGAGGCTCAACTAGATATTGATTGGGATACTACGCACGTAGGAAATACAGTTAAAGCTATTAGTGATGAGTCACTTGTTAAAATGAACAATCTGTATAAAAATATTGAAACATTTTTTACTAATATAGAGTCAATAGTCTATTCTCGTGATTTACGAAAACTAAAAGATTCAGAGTTTATGTGGCCGCACACAGACGGCGGAAACCCCGATGACCCAAGAACAATAGTTTTTGGTATTGCTATTTATTTAAATGACACCTTTACTGGGGGAGAGCTAATATATCCAGACCTTGGACTAAGCGTTACCCCAAGGCCAGGAAGCATGGTTATCCATAGTGCTCACCTTAAGCATCAAGTGTTTCCAGTTTTAGGGGGAGAACGGTACTCAATAACTACCTTTGTTTTTGGCAATAAATCTACTAAATTTGACCAAAGCGCTGTTGTTGCTTAAAGCCGCTTGAAATGCTAACGTAGCCGTATGACTAAAGATAATGTAGTTACACTTATGATGGAATCAATCAATTCAGATAATAAACAGCTCTGCTTAGACATGGGAATGTCTGAAAAAGAGGCTAATAAAAACATAGAACAAAGCCAAATGAGCCTTGCTCTAATGATGGGCAATATCTACGATAAGCTTGTTGACGCTAAAATAATCGTTTAATGCGCTATAGTTGTTTACATGGGCAGAGACCATTTTTCTAAAACGTTTCACTCACCTTATTTTCAATCTAATTACTATAAGGAAGAAACCCCTGGCGGAAAGTTTGAAACTAAAGTAGAGAATTGGCTTAAAAAAGTGTTCTTTCGTCCTAGAAAAGATACCAAATGAGATCTTATAGCCCAGGCGGTCGGTTTGACGCAGACTTTGAAACAGATGAGCTACTTATAGGTGTTGATACTGACCTTAAGAATCCAGTAGGCACATCCGCGCTTTGGTACATCTACGACCCAGTCAATACGGTCTTGGACCCTATCTACGATGTAGGTCAAGATATAACAGGCGGAGTAGGCGGAAAAGCCTGGACAGGGCCGTTTACTATCCCTGTAGTTAGAGCTGTTATTGACCAAGGTGAAGCTCGTACCTCCGCGGTTGGTTTCTATAACGCTGACACCCTGCACTTAACTTTTAACATTGAAGATGTCCAGAAGTACGCCCCTAATATCATTATCCGTCCCGACACAAACAACCGCGACCGTATTGTCTGGCGCGGTCAGGTATATCGCCCATTCTCAATCCAAGAACGCGGTATCATTGCCGAGAGATTTACAATCCTGTCTGTTGACTGTATTCAGGTTATGCCTGAAGAAATGGTCAACGACGCTCAATTTTTCACCTCTGCATCTAGTACCGTTACTTATAGTGCAGGGTATTACGGCGATGGAACTTATGGAGGAGCTTAATTATGCCCGTTGTTAAACCTACGGTTGGATCTAATAGTTGGGGTACAACCCTTAACACCGCTATTGACACCTTAGACGCAGAAAAATCACCTATTGCTAACCCTACCTTCACAGGGGTTGTAACTAAGCCAATCTCAAACATTACTTCATATCAGAAGTTTGCTGTAGCTGCGGTTACTACACCCATTACAGCTGGTCTCTACACAGTTCCTGTAACTGACACCTTTGTTATCTTTAACTCAGCCTCAGCCATCTCTGTAACTTTACCAACCGCATCATCTTTTACAGGCCGTATGCTTCACTTTAAAACAATCAATACGGGCCCAGTTGCATCTGTTTCTTCAAACGTAGTTGCATTGGCAACTGTTACACCTGCTACAACCATCTTTTCTGCCAACACGGCGGGAAAGTGGACAATCCTAGTTAGTAACGGCACTAACTGGGTAATCATGGCACAGAACTAAGGAGACAGAATGGCACTAGCAACAGCTCAAATTGCACTTAATGCAAGCACAGCTACCAAGATTAATACAGTTGGCGGAACTCCGTCTTCTCACTACAAGATTTATGTAAAAAATCTTGATGGCTCTATCAATGTATTTGTTGGACTTACAGGAGTAACAGCAGCTACAGGACTTCGCCTTAATGCTGGAGAAACTACAATTATTGACCCAGTCATTGCTGGAACAGATCTATATGCAATAAGTGCTTCTGGAACACCTTCAGTATCAGTTATGGCGGTTACGTTTTAATGGCACCTAAGAAAAAGGCTTTCTGGGATAAAAAGGACCCAACTCCAGAAACTAGTAGTAAACTAAGCAAGAAGCAGAAGTCTTCTGCTAAAGCAAAGGCTAAGGCAGCAGGCCGCCCTTACCCTAACCTTGTCGACAACGCCGCGGCCTCCAGGAAGAAGAAATAATATGTGTGCAGCATGTGGATGCGGTAAGAAAAAAGGCGAGCCAGGTTTTGGCAAGGGCCCAAAGAAGACTGCTAAGAAAGCAGCCGCTAAAGGAATGTCCCCAAAGCAGAAGAAGCTTGATGTAGATAAAGACGGGAAGCTAGAAGGCTCTGACTTCGCTGCCCTACGAAAGAAGAAGTAATGTGCGCGACTTGCGGCTGTGGGCAACCAAAGAACAAGCACGGGATGAAGACATTGCCAGCAGCGAACAAGAAGTTTGCTGCCAAAAAGGCTGTACCTGCAAAGGGTAAAAAAACCTCTATGGTAAAGAAGAAGGGCATGTAATGGCACACGATGACAAAAAGTGGACCAAAGGCATGACCCCTACTCAAAAAGAGAAGTTTGAAACTGAAGATAGCAAGAACGACTCTAGATTAGCTAACAAAATTAAAGGCTATATGTCTACTGCTAAAACAGTGCGAAGTAAAGAAAAAGACGCTGCCGCTAAAGCCAAAGAAAAGCCAGCTGCTAAAAAGGCTGAAACTAAAAAGAAACCAAAAAAGAAGTAAGGTTAAGGCCCCGCAAGGGGCCTTTTTCTTTATACTTATGATAACCTCATGCGAGGTCAAAGCTATACCTTGCGAAGTATGTTGCCCTACTCTTAGGAGACTTGCCATGTCTAATGTAGACAAACCAGATGAAGTCGCATTTGCGCGAGCAATCGCCGAAAATCTTCCTTCGCATGACGACAAGACTAAACAACTGGCTGGCTTGGGTTTATCATACTTACTAGGTAGAGCAGTTAAATATGTCTCAAAATAAAAACGTAGACATCCTTGCTTCTGACGCAGCTTACGCGTTAATCCCCGTTCTTGAACAGAATCTTCGCCTTGCCGCAGATGCTGGCGGGTGGCCTGATGACATTATTAAAGAGCTCTCAGTAAAGTTTGATGAGGGCGCCCTTTCTGTTGCTTGGCCAGAGAACCTAGAACAGACTATTCAAGATTTAGAATATGGCTCTAAAGGCAACAGCCAGCCAGTACTTCGTGGTTTTATTTACCGAGCTGACTCTCATATTAAATCGGTACTAGCTAATCAAACAGTTGATTTGCTTATGCAGTACGAGGAGGTATTTTAATGGGAAATCCATTTATTATTGCTGAAGACCTCGCTTTAAAAACTCACCTATCTGGGCTTACCGTATCTGATGAAAAAAGTGCTTCACGTCAAGTAAAGCTTTGGTTTGGGTACCCTGATGTAGAGGTACGCGCCCAGGAATTCCCATTTGTAACTATTGATTTAATTGATATTATACCCGCAAATGACCGCCAAACCTCTGGCTTTACCTACGATAGTGACTACAACGGAACAGTAGCGGTCAACTCAGATGGTGCTTACGGCTACGAGATTCCTATTGCTTATGACCTTATATATCAAATTACATCTTACGCTCGTCATCCAAGGCACGATAGAGCAATTATGTTCCAGCTACTAAATAAGTTTCCATCAAAGTTCGGAAAGCTGCCAGTACCTAATCAACTTGGTACAGAAATTGGTTATCGCTCGATGTTCCTTGATGGATTTGTAAAACGAGATGCTGTGGAGGGGGAGACTGGAAACCGTCGCCTGCTTCGTAACGTTCTATCAGTACGTGTAATAAGTGAGATGTCTCCTGATTTGGCGCTCTCTCGAACACCGTACGTAGAAGAAGTGTCTTTGGATACTACCTCGACTCCCCCTTCTGGATACACACTGGTATAACACATGTCACTTACGAAACAACTTAAGGAGATAATCTAATGGCATTTTCACGCCCTGGGGTGTACGTCCAAGAGTCACTAACCCCTATTCAACCTATCGATGGGCCAGACTCGAATTCAGTAGCAGCTTTTGTTGGTGCTAACGATCGAGGCCCTGTTACACCAACACTAGTTACATCCTGGACTCAGTATGTAAATCTTTTTGGTTCTTGGAACTCAACGTTCTCAAATGATCTTCCAATTGCAGTTTATTTGTTCTTTATAAACGGCGGACGCCAAGCGTATATTCTACGCGTAGTTACTACCGATAACGCTACTGCAGGAAACAATGCGGCTGTTGCTACTAGAACGCTTCTAGATAGAGCTTCAACAGCTGTAAACACCCTTGTACTAAGTTCAAAAAACCCTGGTACCTGGGGTAACCGCATCAGCTATACTATTACAAACGCCCCAACTACAGGGTATTTTAATTTATCTGTCTATTACAACGCACCAGCAGCCCCAACAGATGCGTATATTGTTGAAAAATTTACAGATTTAAGCATGGTTACTACTGACACAAGATACGCTGTAAACGTAATCAACACCTCTTCAACATATATTACAGCAGCGCAGCCTGCAACACCTTCAGCAACCGCTGCTCCTAATAACAACCCAGCTGTTGCCTCAACCCCAGTTGCATTAGTAGGTGCTACAGACGGCCTTGCGCCAACAGCAACAATTCTTACAACTGCTCTTTCTTTGCTTGACCCAATTAATACATCTTTGATACTAAACCTTCCAAACAAAACTGACGATACCACTATCAACGCTGCGCTCTCATACGCAGCCGCTCGCGGAGATGTGTTTGTTGTGATTGACCCAGTTCCTGGGGCTGTAGTTGGCCCAGTTGCAACTGCTGGAACACAGCTGTACGTAACAGCAACCTATGGAACAAGCACAACTGGATCTTACGGTGCTGTTTACTATCCACAGCTTGTAATTAGCGACCCAACAGTTGGTATTGGCGCCGCCACAGGTGTTACCCGTAATGCCGCTCCTGGTGGAGCAATTGCTGGTTTGTACGCATCTACTGATGCCGCACGCGGAGTGTTTAAAGCACCTGCAGGCCTTCAAAGCAGAATTGCTGGAGCAGTATCAGTTACTGCTCTATCAAATACTGACTTAGATTCACTAAACAGTGCGGCCGTTCCAGTAAACGCTATTAAATTCGTTCCTGGCTCAGGAATTGTAGTTATGGGAGCTCGTACGCTTAAGTCAGGTTACATAGATCGTTATGTTTCTGTTCGTCGTACCCTTATCTACTTAAATAAGTCTCTTAGAGAGTTAAGCGAGTTTGCAGTGTTTGAACCAAACGACCCATCTTTATGGCGTCGACTTAACTCTACGCTGTCCTCTTTCTTGACCAATTTTTGGGCTCAAGGCGGCCTTAACGGAGCAACCCCAGCACAGGCTTTCTATGTAAAAGTAGATAGCACTAATAATTCACAGGCATCAATTGATAACGGAGATCTTACAATTGAAGTCGGTGTTTCCCTTCAGCGCCCAGCTGAATTCGTAATCATCAAAATAGGTCAGTTCAACGGTAGAACTACCGTTACTACTGCGTAAAGGAGATAAATAAAAATGGCAGGCGATACAGCAATCAATAGATTTTCTACTTTAGCCACTGACCCGTTACGTTCGTTTCGGTTTCGCGCAGAGTTTTCAGCAGTTGATAGCACATTTAGCGATAAGCTAGTTACAACCTCAGGACTAACACCAAGCCTTACCACTATGTCTACAGGTTTTATTGGTGGATTTACATCCATCAGCGGCCTTAACATCACAACACAGGCTATCCAGTATCGTGAGGGTGGTTATAACACCACTGTTCACCAAGTACCTGGTATGACTACGTTCTCACCAATCACGCTACAGCGCGGTGTTCTTTATGGAAATGACCAAGGAATCACATGGATGCGTGGCTTATTTGCTGCAGTATCAGGTGATGGCATCCAAGCTGGAGCAACCAACGCAAAGGGTTTCCGCGTAAATATGAAAATTTACGTAATGGATCACCCAAACTCAGCAGCTGCTAACACGCCACGTATGGGATTTGATATCCGTAATGCGTGGATTACTCAGCTAAGCTATACCGACTTAAATGCTAATGATGGTGCTCTTCTATTTGAATCAATGAACTTGGTTCATGAAGGCCTATCTGTATTCTTTACAGATTCGTCATTTAGCCCAACAGATAGCCGTTCACTCTCTTAATCAAACAAAAGGAGCACAATAAGTGTCAAACGTCATCACTGATGCGGAACTCGTATCACAATTCGCAAAAAAAGCTATGGAAGAGCCCGAGGCGGTTATTACGTCTCGGGCACCTTCCGAAACTTCTGTAGACCTTCCTGGCGGGTACATTAAAAACGGTACCGTCATTAAAACCGCAGAAGTAAGAGAACTAAACGGAGCTGATGAAGAAGCCATTGCAAAGGCAGGGTCTCGTGCTAAAGCTCTACACGTTCTCCTTCAAAGGGGGCTTGTAAAGCTAGGAACAGATGAAGTTACTAAAGAAGATTTAGATAATCTTTTATCTGGTGACCGAGACGCTATCTTGCTTGGTATTCGCAAGGTTACTTTTGGAGAAGAAATGCCTTTAAATGTTCGTTGCTTTACGTGCAACGAAGATCAAGAAGTTGTATTAAATCTAACTAAAGACGTACCAGTCGTAAAACTAGAAGACCCTATTGAGGGCCGTGCTTGGTTTGTAAACACTAAAAACGGTCAGGTAGGCGTAGCCCTACCTACTGGATTAGTCCAGAAAAAGTTAATGGATAACGCGGATAAAACAGCTGCTGAAATCAATACCCTTCTTCTATCTGGTTGCGTTCTTTCTGTTAACGGCGTGCCGTCTATGGGAGCGCACACTGTGCTTTCTCTTGGAATGATTGACCGAAGCAAAATTGTTGATGAAATTATTGAAAAGAACCCAGGCCCACGCCTTGGGGAGGTGAGCAAAGCCTGCAAGGCATGCGGTGAAGATATAAGTCTTCCGTTGAGCTTGCTTGATTTGTTTCGACTCTAGATTAAGTACATATGATGATCTGTTAAACCAATACGAGGTATTAACAAGATCATTTACAGGTTGGACGTTGACAGAGATTAAAACGCTTTCTTATAGAGAGCGTTTAAACTGGTTAGATAGAGCGATGCGGTATAACGGAAGGAAATAGCAATGGCTGATAGCAAAAGCGGTATGAACTTACCATCACGTACTAGCTTTGTTATTTCCGACCTTAAAACTGGCATCTCTGGTATGCGCCAAGAGACCTCTCTTTTAAATCAAGAGTGGTCAAGCCTTGTTCAAAAAATGGGAACTGGCGTAACCAAATTTAATAGTGTTGGTGAAAGGGGTCCTGGCGGCCTAGCTTCAACTAAAGTTGCCCCAGACCCAGTATTTAACAATTCTAACCCTAATTCTGGAAACCTAGTTGCTGCTGGGGCTGCTGGCGGCGGAAGCGGATCTAACAATAACAATAGATCTGTTGGCGGCGGAGACGCAGGCGGCGGCGGCGGCGGTGGGGGCGGAAATCTATTCAGAAACCTCTCTGAGTTTATTAGTAATAATAAAACTGGCTCCGCACTATATGGCATGGGAACCGCACTAGGGGCGGCTCAAGCTACATCTGACATGGTTCAAGCGCAGCTATTAATGCAGCGTACCGCAGCTAACATGCCGCTTGACCCAGGCTTATCAATAAGAGATGAGTTTACTGGTTCAAGCTTTGGTGAAAAAGCTTCTCGTTACGAATACGCCCGCCGTAGTGCTACACAAATGGCAAAAATGGGCCAAGCTAACAGCAGTATGGATGCGTTTAATGCGATGACTGCTGCTCAAAGCTACGGTTTGACAGGTACTAATTACTTGCAAAACGCAAACAACCCTTCTAAGTTTGAAGGCAGTATTGCAGCACAAATAGCAAACACCTCTAATTTAACTCCAGGTATTGGCCTTGAAGGCATGACCCGTGCAGCTGGCGGAATGCAAAAAGGCCGCAATGTAAACATGCTTAAAGGTGTTGGAATACAGATCCGCGACTCTAATGGGAACATGAAGGGCCCAGAAGAGATTATTAATGATCTTTGGAAAAAGATTTGTCGTGACTACTCTGGCGCGTACGGCTCAGGAAAAACACCATCTGAGCGTGAGATACAAATAGGTTTTCAACAAGGAAACTCTATGGACCAGCTGGTTCAGAATATGTTTGGAGACGATCCTTTAATTTATATGACTATTAAAAATGGTCTTATTTATAAAGCCAAAAGCGGTGGCGGCGCCATTACTAAAGAGGATGTAACTAAGTTTGGTATGACAACCGACGCAGTTAACACTTTTGCAATGAAACAGGCGCTTGGCACAGAACAGCTTGGTTTAGTGTCTAAGTTTGGAGCTGGCGCGTACAACGTCACACAAACGGGGCTTAATTTTGTAACAGGCACTCTAAACGCAATAGATGCTGCGGCTGGGCCTGGAGCGGGACCATTAAAGGTACTTAACGGAATTGCTGCAGTTATGCAGACACTTGGCGGCGCTGCTGGTGGAGCTGGTTCAATGTTCATGAATTGGTTAATGAAAGCTGTTGGTCTTCAAGGCAGAGCAACAGGCGGATCAGTAGACGATAAACAACCGTACATTGTTGGTGAAAAAGGCCCAGAACTTTTTATTCCAAAAACTGATGGAGTAATTATTCCAAACGATTTAGGACCATTTCGCCACAAAGGCGGAGGCGTTCTAGCAAAAGGCCACAACCACGGCTGGGGTAAAGCACCTCTAGCTGAATCAGCAGTTAAAAACATACTCTCACAAGCTGGGTTTACTGGTCAAGCGCTTGAAGACGCTTTACAAATTGCTCAAGGCGAGTCTGGATATAACCCATTAGCGTTTAATGGAAACACTAGCACTGGTGACACTTCATATGGATTAATGCAAATTAACATGCTTGGAAATCTTGGGCCAGGCCGTCGTAAATGGTTTGGTCTTAAATCAGATGAAGATCTATACAATCCTTTAGTAAATGCTAAAGCAGCTTACGCACTATACAAGAGCAAAGGTTACAGGTTTGACAGAGACTGGGTAACTCAATCTAAAAAGCTTGCTAGCAAAGGAGTGCCAGGAGGAGATTCTAGTAGTACTTCCTCCTCATCTTCTTCTTCTTCTTCTTCTTCTTCTTCTTCATCGGCAGATACAGACAGCGCAGTTCTGGATGAAAAGGGCATTGCAGCAATTACTCAGTACTTAGGTAAAGATGTTAGTGACTCTTATAAACAATATTTAAAAACTGGCGAAATTGGAAATATTAGCCTTGCAGGTCTTATGGGTGGCGGCGCTGCTGGAGCAGGCCTTGCTTCAACGCTTGGTAGCGCAATAACCAACAACTACGGCGGAGTTACATTTAATATGAACGTTCTAGGCGGGGACCCTAAAACTCTTGAAAGCACGTTTAAGGGCTGGTTTGAAAAGCTTAAAACAGGAGAAGGGGTGAGTAGTCAATAATGTATTTAGCAAATATGATCCACGACGAAAGTTCGTACGTAGGAACAACCGCGGCCGCAACAGTTAATGTAACTTTGCAAAACGAAGCTAGACGTATTGCTTTAGGCCTTCCTAAAGGTGCCTTAATTGACCCAGCGTTAAATGACCGCCAATATGACGCTTACGTAGAAACTTATGCAAAACTCTTAGAAGCAACATCTAAAGAAGTAAACACAGCTTCAGGACCTGTAACAAAAAATGTTGGAGTCTCGCAGCCTACCGCTAATTACAAATGGAACCTGCCACCACACAAATGGAGTTTGCCTGTAAGGCCTACAACTATGGATCCCGAATTTGTAGGATCTAACGAATATGATTCTTTTCATGGCCTTCGTCGTGGGCGTATTTGGTTTTGGGCGGGTGTGCGCGACACTGCTGAATTAACTGCAGAAGGCCTTAGAAAGTTAGCAGGTGGAACAGCTGTAGAAGGCTCTTCCGATACTCCAAATACTCAAGTAGACAACGACTATGCTTTTCAATTTCTTTGGAACCCTACGACCATTAGCACAAGCGTTGTACGAAACATGGAAATTACACCAAACCAAGCTGACACATTAAAAGTTGTTGCTGGCGCGTTTCCTGGACAAGAGACCGTATCTTTAAACATAATGTTAGATAGAGTAAACGACTTTGCTTGTATTAAAGCTAGTGGACAACTGTTGGGCCTTAACTATGGTGTAAAAAATCCTAATGATCCAAACCTTTTTACATCTATTCAAGGGGATCGTATTAACGACTATACTGCGTTTTCTTCGTATTACACTGGTAATGGGTACCCTGTGCAATCGGCTAACCCTACTATTGCAGAAAAAATACAAAATTTAATGGATCAAGGCACAATGGCTGATTTAGAGTATTTGTTTAAAGCTATTAATGGCGGGTATCCATGGAAAAACCTTTTAGGTAAGAAAACTGCAAACATTGGTTTCCTCATGCCAACCCTAATGGGTATTCAACTTGGGCCAACTCTTGACAGTTTAAACTATGTTGGTTGGATTACCAACATTGGCATCAATCATACAGATTTTACTGAAAACATGATTCCAATTAGAACAACCGTCTCACTAAACATTGAATGTTTCTCTGGTTCAGGAAATGAGGCGTAACCTATGGCTATTTATAAAGGATCTCGCTATGAGTATTCAACAATTGATTATGTGGCAACTAAAGCGCCTTACATAGAAAAACCACTTGTTCTTTACTCATTTTCTAGTTTAGGTTTAGTTAACTTTTGGGAACATGTTTATGTGCAAGGGGAGCGGCTAGACCAAATTTCTTATAAATATTATAAACGTTCTGAATACTGGTGGGTAATTCCAGAATACAACCCGCACATTGAAGATATTAATAATATAACCCCAGGCACTGTGTTGCGGATACCTAATGTTTAAATTTATATCTATTGAGTTTCCAGACGCTAAAGTGTCTCCAAAAACAATTTACAAAGCCACTATTACTCAAAAACGGTATCACCACGAAATTGCCGTAATTGAGTTTAAAGACTGGGGAGCTGAGTATGATTCAATATCTCCTGGATCGCCTGTAAGAATGGTAATTTCAAGCACTGGGGTAGGTAAAAGAAACTTTTATGGCTATGTGCACCATCTAAGCGTCGATAGAACTCCAGGCAAAAACTTTACAGAAGTTACTATTGTTGGTGGGTCGTTTCCAATGAAACAAAGACGGCAACGAATATACAAAGAAACAACAGCTGATCAGATAATTAAAGAGATAGCGACTTCTTATAATATGGCCTGCTATGCGGTCGCTTACCCTCGTGTATTTCCCCAAGTTTCTCAGGCAGGACTATCCGACTGGGAATTTATGGTAAATCTTGCAAAACAATGCGGATACTCTTTAAGAACAGAGAACACAGAATTGTATTTTCAACCAATTCTTGAAGACTATACTAAATACAGAACAGAAGCACCTAAATTTGTATTACGGTCAGCGTCACACCCTGATGGGTCTAGCTTGTACTCGTTTACTCCAACAATAAGTGAGTCTATGCCGTACGCAGAAGGAACAAAAGCAGCTATTGCAGTATCTGGCGTTGATGTTTTAGGCCAAGTTCCAATGTCTGTAACCCAGCAAGTTAGAAATAAAACAACTAGAACTAAAAAACAAATAGAATTCTTTGATTTGTTTGCTACAGATATTGTTGCTCAAACCCCAGAGGTAGCTAAATATGAAGCTGAAGCTGCCGAAAATAGAGCCCATTTTCCATATAGGGCAACTGCAGAGGTAATTGGTTCTCCTGAACTTCGACCAGATATGCCAATATATGTAGAAGGTGTTGGCGCCCCTTATTCTGGATACTGGATAGTTTTAGAAACAGAACATAAAATTATTGAAAAAAATAGAAATGTTTTTCAATATACAACTGTTTTGCATCTTGGAGCAGATTCTTTAGGCTCATCTGACGTATGGATAGATAGCAAAACTGTAAATTCTCCTTCAAAGTATCCAAAAAGAACTGTAATACCAAATGTAAAACAAACAAAAGTTAAACCTGTAACAGCATTAAATACAAAAATGAAAGTAGGAGACGCTACAAATAAAGGTAGTTTTGGAACTATAGAAAACAGAGCCAATGTAAATAATAACGTCAGAGCAGGCGTTCCTAGCACTTGGGTTACCCTTACAAAATCATTAGATATATTAATACCTGTAGTTAAAAGGCCTGTGGCTATTGTAAACAAATTAGCTATAAAAAGAATGGAGGGGTAATGGAAAAGCACTATGGGCTATATTTAGGGTTTTGCGTAGACAACCTTGACCCAGATAACAGAAACCGTATAACACTTAGAGTTCCTCAACTATTTGGAGAAACCGCGGTTACTACCTGGGCTTTGCCATGCTCTCCTGTAACTTCTAACGCAATTCCAGAAGTCAACCAACCTGTGTGGGTTATGTTTGTTGCGGGAGATGCCAATTTTCCAGTATGGGTAGGAGTTTTAAATGACTAGTAAAGCGATAGCGCTTCCGTTTTCAATCAATGAAGTTGGCGGAATTAACTACGCAACAACTGAAGCCAAGATTTATCAAGATCGTGTGCTCCTTGCTGTAATGACTAACTTAAACGAACGAGTTATGAACCCAACTTTTGGAGGCAGCGTTGGAGGGTCCCTCTTCCAAAACATTAATGACGCTATGACTTTAATCCGACAATCAATTTCTTTGACGTTTAGCCGCTGGCTTGAGCCGCTAATTTTAGTATCTGTAAGCGGATACATAGATCCCATTGAGGCCAGATTAGTGTTAGAAGTTAATTATAAACTTCGTGATACTGACAATGGGCAGAGTGTAACGATAAAAACTGCTATCCTAAGTAGGGCTGGCGATGTGCTGTTGGAGGTAAAAAATGACTGAAGTTAACTACGTACCGCAAATAGATTACACTTCTAAAGATTATACGTCTATTAAAGAAGATCTGATAGATCTTATCCCTTCTTTTGTTCCTTCATGGACTAACAGAGACCCTGCAGACTTTGGTATGGCTTTAATTGAGCTGTTCTCGTATATGGGCGACATTCTTAACTATTATATTGACCGATCTGCAAACGAAGCGTTTATTGGAACAGCTAGCCAGCGTGATAGCGTCCTTCAAATCTCTCGTCTTTTAGGGTACAACCCAAGTGCAGCAACCGCAGCTACAGTTACTTTAACTTTTTACAACTCATCTGCTAGTACCATAACTGTGCCTGTAAAAACTCAAGTAGCTACAACCCCATCCTCAAATGGATCGTTAACTCAAATTATTTTTGAAACTAACAGCGAAGTGACTGTGCCTGCAAAAGTTGGAACAGTTGATGGCAGCATTACCGTAACCGCTACTCAAGGGTATACAGTGACCTCTGAAGAGGTTGGAACTTCTACTGGAATTATTAATCAAGTCTGGAAAATTCAAACGTCTCCGTTGATTAAGGGATCAATGTCTGTGGTAGTCGGTAGTAAAAACTTTAGCGAAGTTCCTTATTTAATTGATTACAATAATTATGACCCTGTATTTTCTGTATATACAAACGCATCTGGGTCTTCTTTTATTCTGTTTGGCGATAACATTAGCGGAATTGTTCCAGACCCAGGCGCGGTAATCTATGCCACTTACCGTGTTGGCGGCGGCGTTGCTGGAAACGTAGCTGTTGGGGCAATTACTTCTATTCTTAACAGCACCTATGCTGGTTTAAGAGTTAACAACTTAACCGCAGCAAGCGGAGGTTCAGAAGAAGAAACAACAGATTCAATTAGAGTAAACGCCCCATTAAGTTTAAAAGCTTTAAACAGAGCGGTCTCTTTAGCTGACTATTCAGCTTTAGCTACAGCTGCGGGCGTTGCTAAAGCAAATGCTGTTGCTGATGTATACACAAGCGTAACTATCTATTACGCCCCTTCTGCAGGAGACTTGGGAGTAGAGGTTGACGGCGTTACCCCATCTACCGTGTTTAATAACTTTAAAACTACTCTTACTTCATTTTTGACTGGAAAGGTACCAGCAAACACAACAATAACTTTCCAGCCACCAACTTACGTAGCTACTAACATAACCGCAACAATTACAGTACTTCCTCAATACAGGAGAACATTATTAGATACTGCGGTAACTGCAGTTTTAACTGAACTATTAGCTTTTGATAACGTAGGCTTCCGAGACACAATTACGTTAACTGACGTTATAAGCGCTGCAACGTCTATTGAAGGAGTGGCTTTTATACAAGTTGAAAAACTTGTAAGAAACGATGCCGATTTAACATACACAATATCTAATAAAGCAGCATCTGGTACCGTGGCTACGCTAACTACTAGTGCTACACACGCCTTAACTCAAGGAAGTACCGTAAAGGTTACTGGCGTTGACAGCACGTTTAATGGCACGTTTGTTGTTAAGTCGGTAACTTCTACAACGTTTACCTACGATCTAATCTCCGCAGTAGTTAGTAGCGTAGCCGCTTCAGGCGCCGTTACTAAACTAGTTACCGCCTCAGTAGTTTGCGCACCTAATGAGATCCCAAAGCTTGGAACTTTATCTTTGACGTTCAATGGTGGAATTGATAACTAATGGCTCGGTACGGTATAAATTATTACGGCCTCTCTACGTATGGTACTGAGACCGCTGTTGCGTATGCCGCAAATAACTTTACCGCTACTTCAGGGGCTATTGGCAGTCTAATAACTGATAAATCACCGTACGGATCAATTACACTTAATTGGAATAGTCCTGCAGGTAACTGGTCAAAGATAAAATTAGTGCGAAACTCTTACGGATTTCCAGTAAGTGAGGTAGATGGCACACAATTAGATATTAAAAATAATAATACGTTTGAGGCGTACAAAGAAAATGACCCTGGCTCAATTGGTTTTACTGACGAAAACCTTGCTAAAAATGCTTTTTATTACTATTCTTTATTTGTTTTTGAACGCGTTAACTATAAATGGCTTCGAGTAGGAAATGCTATTGGCCTTTCTGTTGAAGACTACGGCTATGCCGACAACCTGTACAACTTTTTGCCAGAAATTTATAAAATTTCTAATTTAAATGAAGTGGCTGGCGAGTCTAGTAACCAGACCCTTTACAATTTCTTGTCTATTTTTGGGTTTGAGTTAAATAAATACCACACATTAACTAATTTATTAATTAACAGGCACGACACCTCTAAATTAAATGGATTACTTTTGCCATCCTTACTACAACAGTTTGGCCTTCAATACGAGCCAGAAATAGGATATCAACATGCTCGTATTTTGGCCCGTGATGTTGGTCAGTTGTACAAGTCAAAAGGCACAGTTGACGGATTAAGAGAGTTTTTAAAAGCGTTTACTGGGTGGGCTGTCCCTACCGTTGCTAACGTACCTAACCCAACAATCAATGGAATAACTGTTAGTAAAAACTTAATGCTTGATTATAACGACTCATCTTTTGAAGAGTCTGTAGGCCATTGGGCAAGCAGCGGATCGGCAAACCTCTACTGCCTTAAAGTTAAAGACGTTAAAACATTTGCTTTGACTAGTAACGTGGCAACCCTTGACATAGGAACCCACCAATACAACGTTGGAAATTATATTTTTGTTTCTGGAAGCTCCTTACCGTTGTTTAACCAAAGTACTGCAGTTGCAATTACCGCAGTCACCGCAACTACAGTTTCTTTTTCGTTAACTGGCTCAAACCTTGCCTCTATGAACGCTTGGAATGCTTCAACTGAAAGTTATCCACAAGTATCTCCGTCACCCGCCCCTTGGGATGAGCCAACAACTCCAGTTTTATATCCAAATAAACAACTTGGAATTATGGCTGTTAAAAATTCAAGTGTGACACAAGGGACTGTAACTTTAGCTTGTGGGGCAAGTGCCTCTATCATTAAAGGCATCCCTGTTACTGCAGGCACATTCTACTCATTTAGCATCTATACCGTTAATTCAACTACTACACGTAATGTTACTGTAGGTATTACTTGGTATGATCGATTTGGTGCTTCTATTTCTTCAGTTACTGGATCGGCTACCGCTAGTGGTACAGGAGCGTTTTCTGCTCGTGCAACAGTAATTAACAAAGAAGCGCCCGCTACAGCTTATTATGCTGTACCTACTATTTCTATTGCGGCTCTTGATGGGTCAGCTAGTAATGAGTATCAATACTTTGATTGTGCGCAATGGGAAGCTAGCGCAACAGCAACTGATTTTGATGAGGCTCGGCAACTCCATTTAACTTTAAAAGCGACACGAATTAATGAACTTTTAAATCCTCGTTTTGGGCTAAGTAGTGGAAGTTACGCTTCACCTACAGTAGCTCCTTGGGTTATATCTGGGTCAGCCGCTACTGTAACAATTAATGAAGCCACTAAACAACCAGAAAATACTTCATGGCAAACGCTTTATAAAACTTTAACTTCTAGCGTGGCTAGAGTAGAAACTTTATACACAAACGATTTTAAAGTTGGCGACAAAGTATATGTATCTGGTGTTGGCACCTCATTTGATGGGGTTCAAACAGTAACCGCCGTTGGAGAATCTGCTTCATCTGGCGGAACAGTAACAACCCATTCTTATATAGAATATTCAGTTTCGGGCAGCCCAGCAAACGTTGCCCGCACCGCAGACGTTGACGGCGTTGTATGGTTAGCTGGTAATGCTTTAAACCTTGCAGCTACTGCGTCTGGTACCGTTAATGTTAAGTCTTGGGACTCCTCAACTAGCTCTCACCTTATGCCAATTCATTATCCAGACACCTCATACACATTTAGCATCTACGCTCAAAGAGATACTAATAATGAGTCTGTTACCGTTTCCATTAAGTGGTACACCTCCGCGGCAACTCCTGTTTTAATTAGTACATCTACTAGTAGTGCTTTTACAATTACAGCCTCTGGAAATGATTGGAATAGGCCGTATATAACCGCCGTCGCGCCAACAACCGCCGCATATGCAGTTGTTAGTCTTGACTGGCAAGCGGCAAATGGTAGAACCCTTCGGTTAGATTCGGCTATGTTTGAAAACACCCCAATTGTGTCTTGGTACTTTGATGGCTCAAGCGGTTATGGGGGAGCTATTCCAGATTACGAATGGCAAGGCACAGCAAATGGCTCTCGCAGCCACTACTACAAAAACAAGTTTGCTATCCAAGATAGAACTAGCAA